TATCATGTTGATAGGCACTGTGTAAAGATGATACTGGAGTATTCCCAGTTATTATCTACAGCCCATCGTGTTATCGATGGTGTAGAATATGTCGATGATTCCTCAGGTAGAAAAATCAAAAGATGGAAATTGAGTGGTTGGTATGAAAATATTTTATATAAAGCCACTCATATCAACCATCCTAGTGCAATCTGGGTTAGGCATTCTTATGATAATTATGCATGGTTAAGAAGTCTTTTATATCAATTGTGTAAAGAATACACCTATAGATATGGTAAAATTCATAAGGTTGAAGCATCTGGATTGATGGAAGCATTATGTTATGCTCCGTTGAATATCAAAATAGGTAAATTTACCGAACCAACTCCAGCAATGCCACCAGAATATATCGTTGAAGGTGATTCGGTTCAATCTTATAAGAATTACTATAATGGTTCTAAGAAACATCTACATAACTGGAAACTTAGACCAATCCCATATTTTATAGAGGTATCAAAATGTTAATTTATGTAGTTACAGCCTATCGTTTTGGTGATAGAGAAAGCCATAGTTATGTAGTCGGTGCATTTGACGATGAAGAGACTGCAATCAAACAAGCCAAACTTGAAAGAGATTGGCGAGGTGGTAAATATGAATGCGAAGTTCGCTCAATGGAACTAAATGAATCATTGAAATACAAGAACTATAATGTTGTATTGGCATTACCTAAACTTTTTCCTTGTTACACCTTATTGGATGATGAAAAATGAATATAAAACGATACCACGAATTGGCAGAAATTCAAAAACACGATTTGTTGACTCCCGAGGAACAAGCCGAGTATATTGCTATTTCTACTAAAATTCTATATGCAATGATGAAAACTGATGAAGATATAACGGATATATTAATGAGATTAAGGAATAGATAAGCTTTACTGAACTGACTCCGGCAAAGCTTAATATATAAACTACTACACTGATATACATTATTTTGTAAAAGGAGAATAAATGCCATTATATGATTTTAAAAATAAAGAAACAGGTGAAATAGTTGAGATGTCTATGTCTTATGGTTCTAAACAACAGTACTTAATAGATAATCCGCATATAGAATCTATCATTTTAATTTCACCATCATTGGGAGATCCGACTAAACTTACCGCAACTAGAAAATTCGATACTGGGTTTAAAGATGTCTTACAAAAAATACATAATAAAACTCCCGGTAGTCAACTCGATAAAACCTCTTCCCAACTTTAAAGGAACTTTATGGCGCGTAGACCAAAGATAGTAGATACTCATTTTGAAGATATTTCGAAATACCAACAACCTACTAACGATAAAGTTATACAAGGAGTACAGTCAAATAGATTAAAAATGCGTATTGAAGATCTAAAGACCTTCAAACCTCTTACTAAAAATCAAGAATTATTCTTTGATTCTTATAAAGTAGGTGAATATTTTATGATGTTATCCGGCTCAGCCGGTACGGGTAAATCATTTATTGCATTATATAAAGCACTTGAAGAATGTATGGACAAAAGTAACTCTTTTAATAGAGTATTAATTGTTCGTTCGGCAGTACAAACTAGAGATGTAGGATTCTTAAAAGGTAGTTTGGATGAAAAGACATCTATCTATGAAGATCCTTATATTCAAATCAGTTCAACTTTATTCGGAAGAGCCGATGCATATCAAAGATTAAAAGAACAAGGTTATATTGAATTCACTACCACAACCGCTATCCGTGGCATGAGTTTTGATAATTCTATTGTTATATTAGATGAGATGCAAAATTGTACTTTTCAAGAGTTAGATACTATTTTGACTAGAATTGGACATCAATCAAAGATAATCTTTGTCGGTGATTTAAGTCAAAATGATTTATTGAAGAAATCTTCAGAAGTGACAGGTTTGCCTCAATTCTTAAAAATCGCTGAGACTATGGATGAATTTTGTCGTATTCATTTTACTTCCGCTGATATTGTTAGATCATCTTTGGTAAAATCATATATTATAGCAAAGGAAAATTTAGGTTACTAAAATAAACGTTTACTTTCTCAGAAAATGTGATATAATAGACTCATAAATTAAATAAATGAGGAATTATAGATTATGAAAGAATGGGATATTTTTAAAGTTGTAAGCGAAAACCAATACAAATTTGTTAAAAGTCATACAGGTTATGATTGGTCTTTGGAAATTGAAATGGAAGAATTGGGTGAAGGATTCAAAGCATTCATAACCGATACACCATTTATGAACTATACAGTCTAATTGATATGCGGACGTTCCATGAATACAATTTTCCAAAACTAGTTCAAAAGAATACTGATGGATCTAGAGTTTATTTAACTCCAACTGGAGAAAAGTATCCATCAGTAACTTCTGTCACGGGTTTAGGAGGTGCTAAACATATAATGGAATGGCGTGACAGAGTAGGTCATGCAGAAGCAGATGCTATATCTAGAAGAGCTGCGAATAGAGGTACTCGTATCCATAAACTTTGCGAAAACTATCTACTCGGTAAAGAAATAGAAGTTGATATGTTTGATAAAGAAGTATTCAACTCAATGTTGCCTCATATAGATAAAGTTGGGGATATACATTGTATTGAAAAAAGAATTTATTCTCATATATTAAAAGTAGGAGGTACTGTTGATTTAATTGCAGAATTTGATGGAGAAATATCAGTACTTGATTGGAAGACTTCAAGAAGAGTAAAGGATTTTGATGAATTTGATGGGTACTTTATGCAAGCAGCAGCATATTCTCAATGCTTTCTAGAGTTGACTGGAATTAATATAGATAAGTTAGTAGTTGTTATAGGTATTGATGATAATCCATCAATGGTCTATATAGAAGATAAAGCAATTTGGTTAAAGAAGTTTAAGCATCAAAGATATAAGTATTTTGCAATTAAAAAGATATAAATAGTAATATATTTAAAATAGGATAAGCTTATAAGATAAACTGAAGTACAAATCCGCTATAAAACTTCAAAGCAATGAGTTCAGCTGAAGAAATAGGGAAACAATATTAGGATTCTTCTAATATTGTCACTAAAAAAATAGGAGAACCCACATGCGAGCAATCACAATGCTCTTATGTCTGTATATTATGTCTGCATCAACACATGCTCAGACTACTTTACATAAAAAGATCAATGTTTCAAACAAAGATATACAATGTGTCGCAGAAACAATTTATTCTGAGGCAAGAGGTGAACCCCTGACTGGGCAACTTGCGGTAGGCGCAACGATTGTTACTAGGTCTACACAGATATTCCACCAGCCAGCGTGTAAAATAGTGAAGCAACAGTATACTCAGAAACGTATACCTGCTAAGGATAAAGAAGAGTTTATTAAGTTAGCAACTAATATACTTCATGGTAATGCTAGAAATCCAATAGGGAATTTGGATAGTTTTGATTCTTTCAAATATAGGTATTCTAAACGACCTAAGAAAAGTGTTAAAATTGGTAAACATTATTTCTATAAGATTATGAAGATTGAAAAGGTATAAAATAAACGTTTACATTTTCTAAAAATATGATATAATAGACTCATAAATTAAATAACTGAGTCTATTATATCATGAGAAAAGTAAAACAAAATTGGTTCTCAACCTTAAATGAAACACTTCAATCAGAAGATTTAACAAATCTATGGCCTCTTGGATTAAACATAGGTTATGGAGAGACTGCTAGATTTACAACTGATTGTGGTAGACTTATTTCTGTATTTCGTGAAACTAACGGTTTATATGAAAGACCTGTACACTATAAAGCACTTTAATAGGATTATAATATGAATAGAAATATATTTGGCGAAATATGCGAAGGTGAAATGGACAAATCTGACTTTGATGAATGGTTAATCCAATATACTGAAGATGTATGCAATACAGTTAATAAAACTGAAGAAATTAATTTAACTTCATTAAAAGAATGGGCTACTTCCAATGAACAAGTTTGGGATTCATTTGAAGTAGGTTATGAGACAGCTCGTAATAGAGTAAAATCTTTATTAGGAATTAGTGATGAATAATTGTTATGATGAAATATTAAATGCTGCTACTCACCGTAAATTTAATATTTTAAAAGAGATTAAACAGAATCTTTCCGATGAAATTAAATCTCTTGATGAATTTTTTAATAATTTTCTTATTAATAATAATCTTGACCGTAAAAAGAAAATAGTAAGCAATTGGAAAATCTATAGAGATAAAACAGATGAATATTGTGAAGTTGTTGATAATCTTAAATTAGTAAAATATTACCTGGAGAAATTTAATGTTTGAATCCGCAAATGACTTTTCATTGCATATAGAAACACTTGCGAACCAAAAAAATATTGGGGTAGTTGATGCTCTATTAGAATATTGTAATGAAAATTTTATTGAACCTGAAGAGGTTACTAAGTTAATTAATAAATCTTTAAAAGATAAACTTGAAATGCACTTTATAGATATGAATTATTTACCAAAGCAAGCTTTTTTAGATTTTTAATGGATGGGTATTCAGCATATAAGTTCTATTTAGCTATTAGATTACATTATACTAGAGACTCATATGACGTCTTTAAAAATAGAGGTGTAGTAAAGTATTCTAGAGAGTTATTTGATAAAAGAAATGATAGGATGTTATTTGAGAAACTCTCTAAAAAATATCCAAAGGAACCACAACTTATTCAGTTTTATGTATCTAATTTTGCATATGGTAATGATTCTCCTGTATATGAATTATCACATGCCGAAACATATTATACAAATTGGCTTAGACGTAAAGAAAGTATCACACAAGTATTTACAGATGAACTAAATTGTATTATAATAGACTCAGAGAAAAATAAATTATCAAAGGAAGAAGTACTTGAGTTTGGTTTTTGTCAACCTCCAAGTATATTAACTCTTCTT